TCTATTTTACTAACATGATTAGCTTCTTTAGCTTCTACCATCTTAATATGATTAATAACTTCTCTAATTTTGTTATCAATCCTAACCATATCGAGAGTATATCTACCCTCGTCGTTATAGTGCTGCTCCCACTGTAGTTCTAAGCCCCTCTTCTGTTTGTAAAGGGATTGAACGTGTGTTTGCATCATTAACCTCCTCATAGGTTATCCAAGTTTTACGTTTATTGTAAAAACTTGATTCTTCCCATACTATATCAGATTGTCCTACTTTGTCAACTATTGCATTATTAAATGCCTCATCGTTATCTTCACAAGTTATTTTAAACTTTGTGTAATATCCTCTGGATCTGATTTGTACAATAAAGGTGTTCATATGAGTTTTTCTTTCTACCATAAAAAAAGGGCGACCACAAGGATCGCCCTAATTTATTTTTAGTTAATCAAATGATTACGCACCTGGAGAACCGAACATACCTCTAGGGTCAGACCAGCCGAAGCTGTATCTTTCTCTAGCTTTGTATCTTACGTTTCCAGTATCGAAGTCACCTTCCATAGCTGTTTTGATCGCTGCTCTTACAAACATTTTCATTCCGTTTGGAACGTCAGTTTTGATAAAGAACGCATCTGGATCAGTTAAGAAGTTGTTAACCACATAACCTTGTGGAACCATTCCCATAGATCTGATTGCGTTGATATCATTGTCTGCAGTACCAACTCTTTGGTTAGACTTCATCAGTCTTTCCGCTGTAAATTGAAGCTCAGAAGGAATAATCATTTTTACTCCTCTAGCAGCAATTTTTAAACCACGTTCATCAGTAAACGCATTGATATCAATCAATGATTGTTCTAATGAAGTTTCGTTTAAGTCAGCTTGAGTTGACAATGTATTGCTGAAAGATCCAGCAATAGTTGGGTGGTCAGTAGCCAATAAAGGTTTTCCATCTCCACCAGCAAATGATGTACTAAACGCATTGTTTAATACAGCCGCTGCTTTTACTTGTTTGGTATTCGCCATAGATCTTGCTAAAGCTTTTGTATATCTAGACGCTAGTCTGTCATACAAGTTGTCTTCAATCGCTTCTTCAGTGATTGCAAACGCTAAAGCAATAGTCTCGTGCGTATATCTAGCAGTGAAAGTTTCTTGTGCATTGTCAAAAGTCACTCCAGAACCTTCTGGTTTAACTTGTGCATTTGCGAAACCTGATAACATTACTTCCTCTTCGAAAGCTCTGTCTGAAGTTTCTGTGTCGAAAATTTCAGCATGCTGATTTTCATACCTTTTGTATTCCAGGCCGAATAGTGCATTCAATCCTGGCTCTAGTTCTTTAACTAGTTGTGATCGTGATATCGCCATAATTTATTCTCCTATTATAGACCTGTTCCACTTTGTCTATAGAAGTGATTGTTAATTCTAACTAACACACCTATATTCGAAGTAGTTACGTCATTGTTATCAGGGTTTTGCGAAATATCAATTGCTTGAACCGCAAAAGTTCCTGCCGTACCAGAACTTCCAACATCTAACTGTGCGTAAGATATTCCTGTTTTGGTACTTCCTGTTGTATCTGTTACTGAATAGTTTGCAAACAGTTGTCCAACCCCGTTAGGGAAAGATAGGTTTGAATTAATTTCAAACACTGTCTCTGGTGCATCAACCACATAAGCAACTATATCACTCGCGTTTGTAGACGAAGGATAGTAGTTCTTAAATGTAGGCTTTTGCGTTGTTGGATCTGTATAGAAACATCCGTTAAAAACACCCACGACCTGACCAGAAGTTCCACCAGTATGTTTAGCAATATAACCAGTTCCTAGTGGTTCCACTAAGTCACCTTGATATATGCTAGTACCATAATCGGCAGCAATTCTGTATCTGTTTTGAGCATTAATAAACGGAGAACCATTCAGTTGTCGTACCGGTCTTAGACCATATAGTTCAACTTTGTTTGCCATGTTTTTAGTCTCCTAGTTTATATTTAATGTTAGATGGTATTACGAAAAAATTATTTCTTCTTACTACCACCAAAAGTTACACGAGATTGTCTATCAATATTGATAGGCATCTCTGGTCGCTGTTCCTTCATTAAATCATTGTCCACGGCTTGCTGTTGATCTCTAGTTCTTCCTTGGAAGTACTGAGTACGTGACTCAACAATTTCTTCTGGTATCCTTGCCAGCACAAGGCCACCTACCCCTATAAGCCCCGAATGCTTTCCTTCAGAGATAACTGGATAGTCGTTGGCTCCAATTTGTTCCTGCAGTTCTTCTGCTCTAACAAGCTCGTAACCTTCTCTTAGTTTCTTAGACATATTTGCTGTGTCTACGAAACCTCCAGCTTCTGCTCTTAGCCATCTGTGTTTGAATCCAGTTGGTGCAGGCGGTGCATCTAAGTTAGATGGAGGAGTCCAAGGTTGCTTTCTTTTATCAACTTTAGCTCTTGACTCCGAACTGCGTGAAGTTCTTTTTATTTCTTCGCTCATACTAATTTCCCTCCTTCACGTATTTTGCGTATTCTTCTAGTGGCACCCCTAATTTTTTCGCAATAGCGACTTGTGACTTGGTGAGTTTCACTGTTCTGCGTCCAGATTTGCCTCTACTTGCTGTTGCAACCGTCTGAACGGGTTTTCTCGGTTGCTCCACAGAGTCGTCTGATTCAGCAAACTTGTGAGGGTAAACCTCTCTTATTTGCTTATCAATCTCATTATAATACTCTAAACTATCTACGTCAAATCCTTCAGCCACTAGATTTTCGTGAATCTGGAAAGCCGTATTAGTCATAAATTGATCCTGTCCAAACCAATCATTTTTTCTAGCCCAGTCTCTTGCTTTAGGACTAGCT